AGGTGAAATTGTGGATAAAAAATATCGATTGAAGGATACTGACACCAAAGACTTCTGGTTCCCTATTCTTACAAATGCAAAGTTTCAAGAATGGGTTAAGACCAATTATCAGATATCGTCAGGCCAACTAATGACAGACCAAGACATTGACACGGAGCTTGGAGAGATTGAAGATGAAGCCATATAAAATCATTGATAATCAATGGATAGAGTTGCTTGAAGGTCCGTATGCAGGTATAGTATACAAGTACGGACGAGTTGAGTTGTTAGAAGAGGTCGATGTGTTACGACTTAAGTTTGAGTATGAGCTTAAAGATGGCTCAAGACTAAACAATGAGTTTATACAACACATCGGCCCTATTCTAACTGAGTTAATTGAAAAAGGTGTTAATTATAACTCCTTGGTATACACAGGTGGTGTTGATGAGAATAGAGCAGAAAATTCTAGCTAGTCTAATTCATAATGAAGAGTATTGTCGTAAGGTGGCTCCCTTTGTGGAGCCATCATATTTCCAAGAACGGTTAGAGAAAGTCGTTGCAGAAGAAACTCTTGGATTCTTTTCCAAGTACAACAAACTGCCAACACAAGATATTATCAAGATTGAACTAAACAACCGTAAAGACATCACAGATAAAGAGCTGCAAGAAGCTCAACGTATTGTTGATATGTTACACAAGGATCGCACAGATGAGACTTGGTTGATAGAAAACACAGAGAAGTTCTGTAAAGACAGGTCAGTCTACAATGCCATCCTTGAGTCTATTAAGATCATTGATGGCAAGGATACAAAACTAACACAGGATTCGATCCCAAAGATCCTTCAAGATGCTTTGTCTATATCATTCGATCAGCATGTTGGTCACAACTACTTGGCTGACGCTAATGAGCGATACGACTTCTATCACCGTAAGGAAGAGAAAGTTGCCTTTGATCTTGATATGCTAAACAAGATTACATCTGGAGGCATGTCTAAGAAGTCGCTTAATGTAGTTTTGGCAGGTACTGGTGCGGGAAAATCTCTATTCATGTGTCACGTTGCATCATCCACCTTAATGCAGGGACGTAATGTACTATACATTACAATGGAGATGGCAGAGGAGAAGATTGCTGAACGTATTGATGCAAACCTAATGAACCTTTCAATGGATGAGCTTAAGGTTGTTGATAGAGCAGCTTTTACTAATAGAGTAGATAAGATATCCAAGAAGACACAGGGCAAACTGATCATTAAAGAGTATCCTACTGCCTCAGCTCACTCTGGTCACTTCAGAGCTTTACTTGAAGAGATCAAGGGCAAGCTAGACTTTATACCTGATTTGTTAATTATCGATTATCTAAATATTTGCTCTAGTGCCAGGTTAAAGATGGGTGCGTCTGTAAACTCGTACATGTACATCAAGTCCATTGCTGAGGAGCTTCGTGGTTTAGCTGTAGAATACAATATACCTATCCTCACTGCTACTCAGACAACGCGTGGAGGCTTCAATAATTCTGACGTTGAGCTTACAGATACTTCAGAGTCATTTGGCTTGCCAGCAACAGCTGATTTGATGATTGCTTTGATTAGATCCGAAGAGTTGGACGAGTTAAATCAGATTATGGTCAAGCAATTGAAGAATCGATATGCTGATCCCTCTTACTACAAACGTTTTGTTATAGGTGTAGATCGGTCCAAGATGAAGCTGTATGATTGCGAGGAGTCAGCTCAGACTGGATTGACTGATTCAGGTCAAGATACCGGCCCAATATTTGATAAGAGCAACTTTGGTAAAAGAATGAAACCACAATCCTTTGAGGACTTTAAATGATTAACGACAAATCACAGGTGAAGGATCAAATCTCCTTTATCCTTAACGGCAAACCAGTGGAGTTACCTAAGCTCGCAGAAGAGATTCCTATAGAGGACTTCCCCAAGGAACCTACTGATCCAGAGTAATTTTATTGATAAATATGTTATACAAGTAAAAAAATAAGAGACCCCTTATGGCTATTGAAGTAACGCCCCTACAAAGAAAAAACATACAAGAACGCACGGTCGTTTATAATCCAACATACGTTAACGGTATGACAGAAAACGATGCAAAGGGGTCGTACGTATGCTTTTATATTTTAACAGAATCGCCCAACAAGGTCACTGCTTATGACGGACGGTCATGTGTAGTAACGCATTTAAATAAAGTGGCAAGATCCAAGCAATTTTCATTTATTAAGATAGGAAACTTCTCGAGTGGATCAAAAAGTAGATGGGAAAGCAACAAAAGCGATTTGATTAAGAATGATGGCAATCGATCTCCTGCAGCTAGATACAGCCAGGATATTCTCATTGAATATCCTAATTTGTATTTGCACTTTATATTAGTCGTGGTATCTCCTGATACAGTTGAAAAGAATTTAGAGCAGGCATTACGGGGTACAGTTGTGGTGGATAATAAAGCAGATAAAATAACTGCTCCTCCTGGAAGATGGAGAACTCCAATTTCTCTATCTAATACTGCTACCCTTGCTAAGAAAATAAGTGACAAAATCACATCTAAACTATGATGAGATCGTTCTCAGAATACCTTAGCGAACAGGCTACCTTTAATGACGGTAGCCTGACAATCTTTGATATCGATGAAACTTTATTCCACACAACAGCTCAGATTGCTGTTAAGAAGGGTGGCAAGGTTGTTAAAAGTTTGTCCAATTCTGAGTTTAACACTTATATGTTAACGCCCGGAGAGTCGTTTGATTTTTCTGAGTTCCGTTCTGCTGATAAGTTTGCAGAATCTAAGCCAATTGGTAGAATGATTGAGAAGGCCAAAGCAATTTCAAAAGGGATTGCTCAAAAGCCGCTTTCACGAGTTATCATTCTTACGGCAAGAGCAGACTTTGACAACAAAGAGAAGTTTCTAGACGTGTTCCGTAATCACGGACTCGACATGAGCAAGATCCGAGTCGAACGAGCAGGTAACATTCTCAGTGACCATGACGTTGCCACAAAGAAATATATGATCATATACAACTACCTAAATACTAGGCAGTTCTCTAAAGTAAGACTATTTGATGATAGTATGGAAAACCTAAAAGTATTTTTGAAGTTGAGTGCAAGGTTTCCAACAGTAAAATTTGAGGCGTACTATGCTAAGCCTGATGGCTCAATAAAAACAATTAAGGAGAGGTTTAAATGTTAGGATTTTCAAGCTTTATTGTTGAAGGGGGTAATGTGTTTAAAGGACAGACAGCATCCATTGCTCTTGAGGACATTGAACCTACTCTAAATGCATACTTCGCTGAGCTAAAAAAAGTATTTCCCAAGAAAGCTAGTATATTCAACATGCAGCATTTTCACCCTCTTGGTTCAGTTGGTAAGAAACCATTGTCTGGAGATATTGACTTGGGAATAGACGCCAAAGACCTACTCGACAGAGAAATGTCTCCCAAAGCAATGGCTATGTGGAACATCGATCACGCAAAAGTCCAAGAAGAATTCTTGAAGCTATCAAAGAGAGCTAAAACAGCTTTGCCTGAACAGTTAATGATGAAGGCATTTCTCAAACTGCTCACTCAATACATCAATCAGAAGGCTCCAAATCTACACACTGATGAGGCTAAGGTATCTGCTGGAAACATCTTTGGGGTGTATCCTCAAATTGATAAGACAGGTAAAAAGTTAGGAACTGGCGTTCAAATCGATTGGATGGTTGGCGATCTGCAATGGTTGAAGTTCTCTTACTATTCGGCTGCCTATCCGGCAGGGTCGAATGTTAAGGGATTGCATCGTACACAACTCATGCTATCTGCTTTTCAGCAAGCTAACTTGTCGTTTAATCATGTATCCGGAGTCAAGGATAAAGATACTGGCAAGCTAATTGCGACAGATCCTACACGATCTCTAAAAGAATTATCGTTTCGTTTAGGTGTACCTCTTAACACCTCTGTGACAGAAGATTACTACAAACTGCACGCTCAGCTTAAAAAGCACATGAAGCCTACAGATTACTCAGGGATGATTGATACTTACTTTAAAATTCTAGAC